CGTTTCTCCTATGCACCCATGAGCAAGAAAGTTTGCTCGAAACCTACAGAAGCACCTGCAGCTGTAACCCATGCACTTCCAGTGTAATACTCAAACGCATCCGTGTCTTTTAGGAACCTGAACTGTCCCTCAGCAGGTGCAGGCAGGGCCGCGCTCCCAGCAGCAGAGCTCGCATATACAGCAACTACCTGATCTTGCAAAAAGGTTTGCACCTGGGCAGCTGTCAAAACATCGCCAGCGGTGAAAGTACGGTATCCAGCAGGTGCGCCAGCCATGAGTCTCCTAGAAAGCTAAAGCGTTATTACTGTCAAGTTTACCAAACACTGAGTCATCCAGGACCAAGAACGACCAGTCGAGAGAAGCCACACTGATTGCCATGTCATGCCGGCCTGTGTCAATACTATGCCCTATACGGATTACCTGCCCAAACTGTTCAATAGCATCCCCAAGACTGTTAGGTGTGAACCTGATGGAAATCACATCACCAATCTCCAAAGCAAGGCACGCCGCTTTGTTAGCTGTTCCCACCGTGTCCAAGTTCACACTAATACTTTCAAACCGGTACTCAGGGTCCCCATACTTTTGCACCAAAAAGTTAGCAATGTTCTCCAACTGGACCTGTGTGGACACTAGAGTGTCGAGCTCCACACTAGAGATACCGTAAGCAGTCCTGGACCGGTCATTGTTAGCAGTAGCAGTCCCAGCATTACTGGTCACTATTGCTTCATTGAATAGGAGCTCAGACCCATAGTTCACTGAGGTGAGGGTGAAAGGGATCCCTGTCCCATCATCCCTAAACTCTGTCACGCTGTCACTAGTAGGGGTTGCATCCAACCGGTCCCTAAACACTAGGTCCCCACTCTTACCCACAAACAGGAGACCCTGCTCACTATCAGACACCTTCTGCAAATACTGGAGCGCATTACCATCAAACACATCAGCACCCAAACTAGAAACCCCAGTGTCAATGTTGCGCTTATTTGCAGGCCAGTTCACATCCTCCTGATCCAGCACCGCCGTCACACGCGCCCCAGACAGTTGCGGTGTAGCAGTCCCAGCAGTGAGTAGTTGTCTAGCCAAAAGAGTAAAGTCATCGGTTGCTTGAATCTCAGCCCTAGAATCCCCACCAGGAGAGTAATCAAAGTTCCAGTCATCAATCGTGGTGGTGATAGTTCGCACACCATCCACAGTGACCCTCACCTCACGCCTAGGAACGATTGCCCCAGCGAAAGGGGAGCTCGCATAGTTAGGGTCAAAAGCGCGGTCATCATTGTTCAGAATGACGTTCAGTGCACCAGCGTTGAACCTATCCAGGTCACGGTTCTTCCCACGACTAATACTGAGTGTTTCCACCCTGTTGCTAATGTCTTTGAACACTGTGCCACCCAAAGTGTAAACAGTGTTATCGAGCACACCAGCCACAGGGTCATCAAGGATGAAACCCTCAACAGCACCCAGCTCTACAACTGTGGCCATTACGCGCTCGCAAACACAGGACCGCTAGTGCGCTCATACCGTTTGATGGCTGTCACAATCTGCTCACCAATCTGTGAACCGTTAGCACCCATCCCAGCGTTCACCGTAATGTTGATGTTGCTGCCACCCATCCTGTTATTAGGAATAATGCTCCCAGAACTACCAGGCACAAACAACTCAGGGCCACGCTCACCCACAATGTAAGGACTGCCACCAGACACAGGGCCACCCACAGCCCTACCAGGAATACGCACAGACTCGAGCTTCTGAATCTCAGCACCAATAATGACCTCTCTCACAGCCTTACCAATGTCAGCGCCAAAGGAACCAATCTGAATATCCTTCAAACCCTCTGCCAGTTGCCCAAGCTGTTCCGCTGTAGTGGTCCCACCCTTACCCTGCAACAGGTTGATCGTGTCATTGATGATGCCCAAGAAAATACCAATGTTCTCAAGGTTTGTCCCAAGCTGACCCAAACCTTTCAGCAGGCTCTCTCTGGTGAGGTCTGCAAGGAACTGACCAACCTTAGAGTTCACAAAGCGTTCAGACTCGAAGGCGATGATGGCAAAACCTGAGGCAATGCTGGCGATACCTTCATGGAAACGCTCATCCTCAAACACTGACTTCATAAAGGGGAGGACTTTGTCATCCATGAGCTCTTGGATGCCGCCAACGATTTTGTCAATAGACTCAAAAATTGCGATGAACCCCTGCTCAATGGGTTCCCTGTTCTCCTCCATCCAGCCAGAGAACTCCTCCAGCCTTGGGCTTACCATTGTGAGGATTGCGTCACCAATCTCAATGAGACTGTCACGCGCCGTAGCCATTGCAACAGCGAGCCTGTTAGCGGCAGTGTCCTCCACAACCTCAAACGCTTCCTGAGTCATCCCAGCCGCGTCATTCACGACACCAAAAGTTTCCGCAATCGTTTTGCTATCAGCGTCAAGAATCTGGAACGCGGCAGAAGCCGCCTCACTCGAACCCAGCAAGCGACCTAACTGCTCACGGTTGCCACCCAACTTCTCATCCAACATGTCAAGTGCAGCCGGCAAACCATCGCTAGAGATAGCGTTACGCATATCCTCAGCAGACAGGCCCACATTGTCTAGAGCTTTCTTAGCCTCCTCAGTGGGGACCACAAACGCTCTAAAGAGTGCAGACACCTGGGTGACAGACTGTGCCGCATCACCGTTAGTTCTGGTGAGGAGCGCAACCGCGCCACCCATATCCTCCAGGCTAGATCCGGCCTGCTTCGCAAAAGGTAGAACCCTACCTATAGCGGCAGCGAATTGTGATGTCTCAAAGTTACCGGCGCGAGCCGTAGCAACAATGACATCTGTCGCGCTAGCAGCATCAATCACCTCAGTGCCATAAGCGTTCAGTGCACCTGAGACAGCACGCGCAATATCCTCAGTCTCACCCAAACCGGCAGCGGCAGCCTTCAGAGAGAGCTCTAGCGCTTCAGTTGCATCAGCCCCACGCAAACCTGAGGAGGCAATAACAAACAAACCCTCAGCGGCTTCCTGAGCGCCCTTACCGGTCTCGATACCAAAGCGCCTAGCAGCGTCAGCCATCTGATCCAACTCTGCACCAGCGACACCTACAAGACCCTCAACCTTTGCAATAGAAGTCTCAAACTGTGAAGCCTCACGCACAGACGCAACACCCACAGCAGTGATAGCGGCGGCGGCCACACGCCCCACATCAACCGCAAAGTTCTGGAAGTTAGCCAGAGCCCGTGTAGCGTTATTGACACCCTTAGGGTCAAACTTAGTAACCAGAGGAATAAAGATAGCCATTAGAACCTGAACCTTGTTTTGATGATTTCGATGTTTGCGTCTCGCATGAACTTGTTAATTGCTTTCTTTCCCAAACCCTCTATCTGGGGGTAACGCTTCACAGCAGAATCGTAGGCAAAATATCCTCCACGCCCCCTAATAGGTTTGCGTTCCTTGATGCCCTTATTGAAAGAGCGGCCCTGACCATTGATGCGGTGTTGAAATCCTGGGATGCCATCACGCTCATAGTCTCTAGAGAACATTGCACCTGGTCTCCTGGAGGATCCTGCAAGTTCTGAATAGTCAAAACCGATACCACCACCAGCGCGAGTACCACCAGTGAACTTCATAGACAGCACACGCTTACTGCCACCACGCCCACGCCCTGGAGTGAAAGACACAGAAGAGCGCACCTGACCAGTCCAGCGAGTTACACCGTTATGGTTCATCCCAGACAGGGGAGCCTGCTCAGGGACATCCCCAGCAATAGCCTTGGCCACAGGATTGATACTTGCACGCATCTGAGAGCGAAGCTTATTCAAAGACTTCCTATCAAGATCGCGTAGGACCTTAGTGACATCCGCGATACCATCAACGCGCATCTGAGTAGAAAGCAAGGCAGACTCCAATCCTGCCTCTATTCTATCGCCTACGCTTACGCGGTCTCTGAGCCGCCTTAGCCTTCGCCTCCAACACCTTCTGAATAGTGAACAACATTCTAGGGTGCAAGTCAGCTAGATCCTGTGGGCTGATACCAGTCTCCACAGCAATCTGAGCAATCAACCAATGAGCTGAGGCA